CAGTGCCGCGCCGCCGGCAAGTGGGATGTGCGGCGTGTCCAGCGGGGGCTGGGCGTCTGGCCCGGCGAACCGGGCGAGGCGATCCTGCACCGGGGCGGCGAGATCCAGCGTTGGCGCGCCGCGGGCGAAGTCGTGTCGGAAAGCATCGTCGATGCGATGCGGCGGCGGAACGGGCCGCTGTATCTGCTGCGCCCCCCGGCCCCCCGGCCCGGTGATCCGTCTTCGGCGGCGGACGGGGTCTGGGCTCGGCGTCACATGGATGCGTGGCGGTTTGAGGCCATGGGGCAGGACGGCCTGACCGGGGCCGATGTGGTGGCCGGATACGTCGGGCTGGCGCTGCTGGGGGCGGTCAATCCGTTCCGGGCGCATGTGCTGCTGGCGGCCCTGCCGGGGTCCGGGAAGACGACCTTCCTGGCCTTCGTTCATGCCCTGCTGTCCGCCCTGTGCGGCGAGGTGATCAACAGCTTCACCGATGCCGGTTTCCGGGCCGAGATCAGCGGCATGGCGCGCCCGGCGATCGTCGACGAAGCGGAATCGTCCAGCGGCGACATGGGGCCGGGGCCGGTCGAACAGGTGCTGAACTATCTGCGGCTGATGACGACCGGGGCGGGCGCGAACCGCAAACAGGTCGACACGACCGGGGCCGGCATGGGGGCCCAGACGGCGGTCGGTGCCGTGCTGATGGCGGCCGTCCTGCCGCCGCGTCTGGACTCGGCCCTCGCGACCCGCGTGGCCGAGGTGCGGATGCTGCCGATCGAGACGGAAGGGCCGTGTCCGCCCGGCCTGCTGCGGGTCGATGACGCCGCGCTGGAAGTAGCGCTGGGCAAGGCGCGGGATCTGGCGCCCCGGTTGCTGGCGCGGGCCCTGCGGGGTGCCACGCGGTTTCGGGAGGATCTGGCGGCGGTCAAGGCCGCGCTGATGGCCGATGGCCGGTCCGCCAGAACGGCCGATCTGGTGGCCGCGCTGGCGGCGGGTCGGCGGCTGCTGCTGCACGACGCCGCCCTGTCGGAAGCCGAGGCGCTGGAAGAGGCGGCGCACTGGCGGCCCATGCTGGATCAGCGCGAGAAGGCCGAGACGGTGTCGAACCCTGGCGCGGACGCCCTGGCGCACCTTCTGAACTGGGACAGCGGGGTCCAGCGCGGCGGCCGTCGGGTGCCGTTGGGCGACCTGGTCAAGTGGTCGGCCCAGCCCGAACAGGTCGAACCCCAGACTCCGGAGCCGGGCGTGCTGGCCAACCATGGCCTGCGGATCTATCGCGACGCCGGGCCGCAGGGGCACGAAGGCCCGTGGCTGCTGGTCGCGAACAAACACCCGGCGCTGGATCGCATCTTCGGTCGGACCCAGTGGAAGGATCACCGCAAGGCGCTGGAGTATCTGGACGCCCTCGATCCGGACTGGCCGACCTGGTGCGCCAAGCCGCTGCATTTCGGGGTCGGGAATAAATCGCGGTCGCTGGCCATCCCCCTGACCCCCTGGCTTGAGAAACCGTTCCGCGCCGTTCCGGGTAGCGTTCCAGGGGAAGACCATGAGTTCTAACAGGAAACCGCAGGGCGGAACGGTTGGAACGCTTGGAACGCCCCCACCACCCAGACATGAGCGCAGGCGCAAGCGGGCGAGGGGCGGGAGTGCGTTCCATGCGTTCCATGCGTTCCAACCTTCTCTAATAAATAGAAGTTTCAATAAGATAGGTTGGAACGGTGGCCGGAACGCCGCTGGAACGGCCTGTCGGGCGGCGTTCCAATGACCTTCCAACCCCGTGAAGACGGCGAGAGCCTGGCCATGCACCTGCACCGTAACGCTGACGCCCTCGGGGCTGACCGTGACCAGCGCGCCCGCCTTCGGCAGGCAGCGGCCCTGTCGCTGGGCGGGCGAGACAGCCGCATCCTCGGCGGTCAGATCGCCGCCGAGGTCCGTGACCAGCTGAAGGCCTCGATGGATGCGGTCGTGTTCGCGGCCCAGGCCCGTGGCGAGAAGGTCGTGCCGTACAAGGCCGAGGGTGCCCAGCGCATCAAGGGCCGTGACGGTCTGGGCATGCTGTTCGACAGCGGCACCCTGACCGAAGGCCAGTGGAACACCGGCCTGGTCTATCGCGCCCTGCATGAGGCCCGCTGTTCGTCGCTGGGTTCGCAGCTGGGTCAGGTCAGCGAGGGTTCGTCCTGCCGGACCAGCACGGACGCCATGGTCCGACACGGCCTGCGCGCCGCCTATGCCGGGCTGCGCCTGACGAAGGCCGAAGCCGCCTTGGCCTGCCCCAAGCGGGTTGCCGTGCTGCGCGCCGTGGTCGGCGAGGGCCGGACGATCCGCTCGCTGGCCAGCAGCGGCCACGCCCGCAAGGTCATGGCCGATCGGCTGGTCGAGGACATCGCCAAGGTCCGCGCCTCGCTCTCCGAAACTGGGGGCTTGCGAATCACAGGCCAATGAGTTCACACAAGCGATGCGCTTGAACCTGCGCCCGGAACCCGCCCGACACCCCGTCGCGGCGGGTTTTTCGTGCCCGATCAATGCCTTGGCCCCTCGACGGGTCCTTTCCAGGGGGTGCCGCCCTATACGGTGGGGCAGAGCGCGAACTTAGAACGCTTGGGCCCTGAATAGGATTTTGAACCCCGTGAACTCGCCCCGGCTCATGAGCAAAAGCGAGTTCGCCGTTCACCGCGGGGTCGTGAAGTCGGCGGTTTCGAACTGGGCCAAGGCCGATCTGCTGGTGATGGCGGAGGATCCCGAGGACCAGACGAAGATGAAGATCGACGTCGCGCGGACCGAGGCGCGGCTGAACGCGAAGATTGACCCGGCGCGGGGTCGTCCGACGAAGGGCGTGGCGCAGCCGCAGGGAGATTTGCCGCTGGCGGCTCCGGCGTCGGCCTCGGCGGCGGGCGGGAGCCTGGCGGATGTGCGGACGGACCTGATCCGGCAGCAGACCGAGAAGCTGCAGCTGGAGAACGCGCGGCGGGCCGGGGACCTGGTGCCGTTGGAGGAATACGCACGGCGTGCGTCGGAGTTCGGGCGCGTGGCGCGCGAGCGGATGCTGTCCGTGGTGCGGTCGCAGGCCGAATGGCTGGCGGCGAACCGGGATGCGCGGGCCATCGTGGCCCAGATGGAAGATGAGATTGAACGGGCCTTCGCGGATCTGGCGGCGCAGATCGCGTCGGGCGATGTCGCGGACGGCAGCGAGCCGGATGAAGACGACGCCGAGGTCCAGGCCGAAGTGGCCCAGGCGCTGGCGGAAGGGGAGGCGGAAGAGCGGGGGGTCGGCTGATGGCGTTCGATCTGGAAGCCTTCGGCACGACCGCGCCGATCCTGACGGCCAACGCCCGCAAGCTGGACAAGGCCTTCGCGGACGGGTTTCGTCCCGCCGAGCGGATGCTGGTTTCGGAATGGGCGGCCAAGTATCGGCGGTTCAGCGACGATGCGCCGATCCCCGGCCGGTGGCGTCACGAGACAGCGCCGTATCTGGTCGAGATCATGGACGCCCTGTCGCCGCAGGACCCGTGCGAGGAAGTGATCCTGCGCAAATGCGCCCAGTCGGGCGGCACGGCGGCGGTTGAGAACTGGATCGGGTTCATATCGGACCTGGCACCGGGGCCGATGCTGTTCGTGCAGGCCACGCTGAAGGCGGGGCTGGAGTGGTCGGCGGAAAAGCTTTGGCCGATGATCGAGTCCACGCCTCGCCTAGACCCGGCGCGCGGCGGCACGATCCGCCAGCTGGGCGAGGCGACCGGCGACGGATCGACGAAGAACAAACTGCGGTTCGCCCGGTCGTCGTCCTATGTGGCGCTCGCCGGTGCGAACTCGGCGGCCGGACTGCGGTCGCGGACCATGCGGTACGCGGTCGAAGACGATCTGGACCAGTTTCCGGACAATCTGGACGGCCAAGGGTCGCCCGAGGCAATGGTCGATCAGCGGCTGAAGGTTTACCGCCGGCGCGGCCTGTCGAAGCGGGCGAAGATCTCGACCCCGACGATCAAGGGGGCGAGCAAGATCGATGCGGCGTTCAGCGCCGACGGCGTCGATCGGCGCTTCGCCTGGTACGCCTGCCCGCACTGCGCTTCGCGGTTCCGGATCGTCTGGGATCCCCAGCCGGACGGCGAGCGCGACATTCAATGGCCCGACGGCCGTCCGGAAGAGGCCTATCTGGTCCCGCGCTGCTGCGGGACGGTGACGCATCACTGGCAAAAGCTGGCGATGATCCGGTCGGACTGCTGGCTGTCGGAAACGATCGACGGCGAGACCCTGCCGCTCGTCCTGTCGGATGAAGAGTTTCAGGCAGCGCGCGACCGCATGGTGCGCAGCGTCAAGCGTGCGTTCGACATCGACGGCATGCTGACCAGCTTCCAGACCTGGGGCGACATGGCGGTCGAGTTCGTCGGCTGCCGGGGCGACCAGTTCAAGCTGATGGGCTGGACGATGCTGACCCGCGGGGCGGCGTTCGAACTGCGCGGCGCGACGCCGGACCATGAACGGCTGAAGGCGCTGCGGTCGCAGGACTGGGGCACGGGCCAGATGCCGGCTGGCGTCGTGGTGACGACACAGGCCAGCGACGTCCAGGGCGATGGGATCTATACCGAACGGCTCGGGCACGGGCCGGACGCCGAAACCTGGTCACTGTATCAGGCCTTCCTGCCGGGAAATACGGACGTTCCGGGCGAAGGGGCCTGGCTGGCGCTGGATCAACTGTCGCGCCAGCCGATCATTTTCCCCGGCGGCAAGGCGTTTCCTGTCGATCAGGAAGTCGTCGACGGCGGCTATCACACAAAGGCCGCCGAGGAATACGCCCGGATGCGGCCGAACCGGATGGTCGTCTTCGGCCGGTCCGGCTGGACCCGCCCGATCCTCGGGCGCGGAGAGA